CTCTGCCATAGGTTCACTTCTTACATGCGCCAACGCCCTTTCAATAGTTAATCGCTGTCTTTTAAGTTGGGTGCGTGTTTGAAAATAACTTTTTATCTTTTCAATTAGCCACATTTTGTTTCCTTAATTAATAATAAGCAACGCGCCTAGAGCGTCCTCTAAACTCGGGTTCTTCATCGGGTTTATCAAGATTAGTCGTTAAAAACCCGCCTTTACGAAACCTAGCCATAGCCATTGATACGGTATCTACATAATCATCGTGCTGCCCTGCTGGGAACGCAGCTACTTCTTCTACTACCTCATCAGCCCAGCGGGTATTAGGCACCCATACTCTACCAGATGCAAATAAATCAGCAACTGAATTAAGTCTTGATATCTTATCGTTACCTCGTGTAGGGGTAAACTCTCCTACTGGTATGCCCATAGCTCTTAACTCATATATAAGTGGGGCCCCTGAAGCTTTCTTCTCTATTATAATACTATCAGGCTCCCAGTACTTATAGTCGTCTAACACAACTTGTTTTAACTCAGGGAACTCATACCGCCCACGCTTAGCATCTAGCAGTATTAAGTTCGCTTGTGGCATACCGTTAGCATCATCCTTATAAAACACTCCCCACGTAGTACATGCAGAGTAATCCGCTCTCTGGCTCTTCTCGAACGCTGTATCCCAAGTCTGTAGCACAAATGTTGTCTGTGGAGGTGTCTCACTCTCCCATCTCTGCCACCACTCTCTCTTTATTATCGCCCCTTCTTCAGATGTGGGGTTCTGTTGGTACTGAGCTTGCCACTTGGACACATCAATCGCATCTCTAGTGGCTTCTAACTCCTCAATGCTCCAAAACTCAGGCCATAGTGGCTTGCCACTGGGCAATACCGCAGGTAACTCAACAACCTTCCAATCCTCATTACCTCTCTGCGCTGCCGCTTCAACTACTTGTCCCGTAAGGTCTCTTTTCGACCATCTGGTTTGGACGATAATAATTGCACCCCCCGGTTGTAGTCGCTGTCTTGGGCCTGATGTGTACCACTCATAGACCTTATCGTACACTTCGGGGTTACTTGCAGCCATAGCTGCCTCTTGTTCTGAGTGCGGATCGTCAATTATGAGTATATCTGCACCTTTCCCTGTTACAGCACCCCCTACCCCGATAGCAAAGTAGTCCCCACCTGCACTTGTGTTCCATCGTCCAGCTGCTTTTGAGTCAGTTTGTAGGCCTACCCCCGGAAATATCTCTTGGTACGCAGGAGAACCCACTAAGTTACGCACTTTACGTCCAAACCCTACCGCTAGTTCTGCAGTGTGTGAGCATTGGATGATCTTTTTGTCTGGAAACCGCCCTAAAAACCAAGCTGGTAGTAGATAAGATGCAAACTCTGACTTTGTGTGTCTTGGTCCTAGGTTAATTATCAGTCTTTTGCACTCACCATTAACTACCTTCTCAAACTCCTGTGCAATTCGTGCATGATGCCTACCATATATAAAGCCGGGCCACACAGATTGCACAAAGGCTAAGAACTTTACTTGAGACAGGTCCCGATTTTTACGTTTAGTCAGCTCGCCTATTAGCTTCGCTAGTTGTTCTTTTTCTGCATGGGAGAGTTTGTCAAGTTGGGCTTTCATTCGTACGCTTCTTCTCCTCGCAGTTCCTCGTCTGTTATCTCCTCATAGTCTGCATCTATCGTTGTTATGTTCCCTAGAGAGTATGTATTTAAGAGGGATGATAGTTCTCCTTCTAGGTCTTTAGTGGATTTATCTACAGTGGACATTTCTATCTTGGTACTGAACAGCCCTATCTCAGTAACCTTACCTAGCATCTCAAGGGCTTTTATAGATAGTCTGGGGTCATCGTTTTCAGCTAGTTCAAACATTTTAAAGATGAGATATTGTCGCATCTTGTTTGTAGCATTGGGGAGGTTGTAGTCAAACCGCTTTAAGAGTTTCTCAAGGGCTTTAGCAGCGCCGGATGTGGTAGGTGCAAGAGGGGCGTCTGGCTGATCTAAAAAAATACGTAGCGCTTCGTTCTTTTCTTGTTGAGTAGATTCTGGTATAGCTGCACCATTCTCTCTTAGGAAGTCATCGTTGGCAAAAGCTGTCTTCGCACGGAAGTGCGCCTCATACGGGTCTTCAGTAAAAAAAGGGTGGTCGAATACCCCTAAGTCTTCAGTAGTTATCTGCATGTAATATGTTTGCTGTGGAAGGCAATAAGGTTGGAGCTTAGCAGACCTTTATATTTTTTGCAAAATATAATTTTTAAGGGGGTTAAAGTTTTTTAGGGTGGGGGGTTTTCTGGAGAAAATTGATAAGCTGTGTACAGCTTATCAAAAAAAGATTTGGGTGTCAATAAATATATTAAATTTTTTAGGCCTTGATTCTATTTGGGGTGGGGTGTTTCTAAAATTTTAGGATTGTTTGAGCATATTACTATGTATAAGGAAGGGACTCCTTTATAAAAAAACGGGGTGGTGGGGGCTGGATTTACCTAGAATAGCGTTAAAAATCAATGACATACAGCGTACAACGCGCGCGCCCGCTTCTTTATACTTAGAACTTTTACCGTTAAGGCTTGACAAATAACGACAATGGTGCGATACTATAGCCTAGTTGATTAACAACCAACTAACGCAGGTTATACGTTGTATAACTTAACTCAATACTTTTTAGGAATGCAGACATGATGTTTAGCCCACTAATTTATAACTCCTTAGATGCTTTGATAGAAGCATCTATTATGGGTGCCCATTCAGACACCACCACCATCGACGGCGTAGCCATTTTTGGCTGGTTCGACGGGAAACCGTATGCAGAACGGCTCGTTTTTTGTGCAATTTCAGAGGCTACCTACACGGTAGCTGGAGATTGTATAACTGAGTAAAAAACTAAAGGGTTATATTAATTTATAACCCTTTTTTTTAGCTTTAAATTTACTGCCTTAACAAGTTATACGTTGTATAACTTAACTCAATACTTTTTAGGACTGCACAACATGAACTCAATTAAATTAAACGCTGTTAATCTAGTTATTAACCTTTTTTTGGCTATTGATAGCCATCAACTAGCGGTTGATAGTACAACCATCACATTCAATAGCCGTGAAGCGGCACTGAAAGCTATCCGCGACGCTGGATATACTAGCGTTCAAGATGGTCGCAAAAAAACAGCACCAGAAAAAACCGAAGTCCCCAATGGTGCTTATTTAGTAGGTTTTTTTAATACTAGGTTTTTAAACATGGTGAAAGCGCGCTGGCTTGTTGATGATGAAGCCGCGAAAGCTATGAAAGTCGAAACAATGCCTTTTATAGAACCTACAAAAGAACAACTCGCCGCTGATTGCAAGCAACAAATAAGCGCGCTTAATTACTATTTAAGAGAGGGTAAGTTCACAACAAACGCAGGTAGAGATAAGGCAAAAAATGAGTTACTAGAGACGGCTAAAGTTATACACGCCGCCGAACGTAAAGCCGAAGCAGAAGAGAAGAAAGCCGCCGAAGCGAAAGCCGCACTACTGGCACTAGCAAAACGTGAAGCGGAAGCGAAAGCTGCCGAAGCCGAACGTAAAGCCGAAGCCGAAGCTGCGAAAGCTGAAGCCGAAGCCGAAGCCGCGCTATTAGCGCAACAACAAGCCGAAGCACTCGAAGCCGCAAAAGCCGCCGCCATATGGTCGCAAAAAAACAGCACCAATAAAAAACCTAGCGCCGCCGCGCTTAAATTAGTCGCTAAACTTGAAGCTCAAGCCAAAGCCGCCGAAGCAAAAGCCGCCGCGCTTATAGTTGCTAACAAGAAAGCCGAAGCACTAGCTAAAGCGGAAGCGGAAGCAATGGCGGCGGCTACACTAGCGGCGGCTACTGATGCAATAAAAGCAAACAAGGAAGCCGAAGCCACCGCCGCCGAAGTTAAAAGGTTACAAGCCGAAGCCGCGAAAGCTGCCGACAAAAAAACCAAAGTAGTTGATGCAAAACAGCTTGAAGATAATTTTTATAAAAGCATTATAAGCCAATTATCTGAAGATGGGATAGAGAGTTTAATAAACCGCTTAACAATGTTTCTTGATCTTAACTAAGTTAGACACTGTATAACCTACTATACCAGCCCCTGAGAACTCAGGGGCTTTTTTTTGCCTAAAATTTACCACCTTATGGGTGGTTTTTTTGTATCTGGATTTTATTTAGATGCCTGTTCCCTTTGTGACGGTGAGCATAGCGATTGTAGCGAACCAGCAAGCTCTTTATTATGCGATTTAAGGCGTGTTAGTATATCGAACAGGGTTTTAAATTATCGTGGCGTAAAGGGCATGCTAGTTCAAATGTAGTTTTAAGCGATTTTAAATAGACACCTGTTCCGTTCGTGATGGTGAGCATACGATTGGTGGACGTTTGCACTGTGATGAATAAGCGATATAGCGCAGTTGGCACAAACAAAGGGGAAATAAAAACAATGAGTTATATTTTATTAGTCTTATTATTATTATTATTATAAATATATATATATAGAGAAGAAAGTTTTAGTGTTTTTTCCCTTTTTTAGGGGTTTTTAGCCCTTTTTAGGGTTTTTCGCTATTTTTGTGTTTCTACCCTCGCTCATTTCCCCCCCAGAAATCTAACCATATTAAAATTACAACCTCACCGACCTAACTCATTGGTAACAAAGCCTCAAACAATGTGCGGAATGCGCTATATCACTTATTATTACAGAAAAAAGTATCCGCAAAACCCCAACCCGTGTAAACTAACCCAAAACAACAATAAGGAACCTCAATGAACGAACAAGATGCCAAAAAAGAAGCCCTAAGACTGAACAGATTATATGCAAACCAATATAAATGTTATAGGAGAGCTATAAAAAACCTACCAAAAACCCTTGAACTGCAAGTACAAAGATACATTGCAGAGTCCCAACAAATAGCCCAAAAGGATAGGAAAAATGCTTATATAGATGAACTAACAGACATGTGCTGGTACACATATGACCATGTAACGATACGTAAAGCCTATATAGATAAGTTGGTAAAAGATGCCCTAAAAGACCCCAAACCCTCAGATAACTGTTCCCTTAATAACGGTGAGCTTAACAGATTAACGCAAGACGAACTGCACGAGGTTATCTATTATGATGCAATTACAGGGGAGTTTGAGTGGAACGTAGGCGTTATATCAGGTAAGAAGGTAAAATTAACGCAATTAAAGCCCAAGCCCTTAAGGAAGCAAAATGCCTATGCACTACCACTGAAGCCACGTACATATAAGCCAGCACATGCAGGGTACAACATCATATCGGAGCAAGAATACCTAAGAATAATGAGTGGAGTAACAGACAAGAAAGATGGGCTGAAGTACACAGGCTATGGCTACACAGCCAATATGGTAAGACCGCAGAAAGTGTACAAAAGGCAGTACTTAGTGCGAACTAAAGGTGGTAAGAACCCTGATACACAAGCAACCCAGCGTATAACATACTATGTGAAAGAGAGTAACAATCCCTACCCACGCATTAAGGTAAAAGGAAAGGTCTATACAGCACATAGCATAGCTACCTTATATATGGGCGCAGGTGGTGATTGGGATTACAGCGATGGGCTAGATAATATAAAAAAGACCCCTGAACATGCCCTAATAGCACCTTATGGACTAAAGCAATACAGCCCCCATACAAACAGACCGATGCTAATGCAATGCAGAGATGGCAATAGGTTGAACTTAAAGTGGGAGAACATAAAGCCCAAGTACAACATAGACAGCGAAACAAACCTACCAGACTTCTCAACTGCAAGCCTACTGAAAGACCCAGAGCAAGCGGCAAGGCAGGAGGAGGGTAGTAAAATCATAAAGAGGCGTATGTACAGCCCCACACGCAACATAAAGGAGATGTACTTGGCACATGATCGGTTCAACGCTAGGTACGTACTGGTACACATGGGCAACAAGGCGTTCTATGGGTGGACATACGAGGAGGCAGTAACGGAGTTCAACAAACGACTAGATGCAATGAAGGGATACAAGCAGAGGGTAAGGAGTGGCGACATAATGGTGGTGGGAGGGCAATGAGGGAACAGTTATCTGTGTAAAAAACTATTTAAATCAAGGACTTGACAAGCACTGACAAATGCTGTAGAATATGTCCTGTAGTTTGAGAAAAGAGAGATTCGCCCCCTTAAGGGGCTGACAACAGCGTAGTACGAACGTACTACATCAACAACAACTTAATAGGAATACAAGCAATGAATGAGCAAGAAGCATTAGTAGTACTTAAAGCAATATGTGACGACAACGAAAAAGACTGGGAGGTTATTCATATAGAGGCAGACAAACTGTTGTTACAGCTACTTGAGGAGAAGTACCCTAACTTAGTTAGGGAATTTACTGCTTTAACCAAGTGGTATGCGTAGTATTGATACTACAACCCAACCAAATAGCTAAGTTAGAGCAACCTAACTTAGCACTAACAACCTTAATAGGAATACGATCATGATGTTCACACCAAAAATTTATTCTTCACTAACTGCTTTGAGAGATGCTTCAATATTAGAAGCACACAGCGACACCACCATCGACAATATAGACGTCTTTGGTTGGTTTGAAGGCAACCCATACGCAGTTAAACACATCTACGATGATGTGTCTGAGTATGCAGTAGCAGGGGATTGCATTGATGCAGTAGAAGAGGGAGAAGATCATGCAATATAAAGAACTAAGCGACACAGCAAAAGAACATGCCTTTAAACGGCACGTAGAGTATGCACAGTCAGGTGATTACTACTGGTGGGAGAGCACACAGGAGTATTGGGCAGAGAAGTTAGAGGGTCTGGGTATATACACAGACACAAACAAGATGTACTTCTCAGGCTTTGGTAGTCAAGGGGATGGTGCATGTTTCACTGGTAGTATTAACCTGAGGGAGTTTCTTGAGGCACACCCCGATCTAAAGAAGGAGCATGTTAAGTTATACATGGCTGTAGTGCCGTTTGATACAAGAGGTGCGGCTTGTGAATACTACGATCTGGAACTTACAAGACACGGTTCTACTAACTACAACCACGAGAAATCAGTACACCTAGGGTCTTGGGACTTGAACATCTTACCTGAGTATGACACAGAAGA